TGATTCCGATCTTGGCTCAGTCGTCGTAGCCCCTGATCAGGAGCTTGGCCCACGCCTGCAGTGCGGCCCGCATTTTCAGCACATCGTTGGGCCTGATCCCGCGGATCTCATAGGCTGGGATGAAGCGGTTTCCCGCACAGAGCGTGGGCAGAAAATGGAAGCCCCGCTTGCTCACGATGTCCTTCCACCCCAACTCGACGAACCACACCAGCCGCTCCCCGGCAACCCGCCCGTGCGTGGTTGCCGCGTTCGTGATCACTCTCGAAAACTGTCGCCTCGGTGCATCGCGCGGTCCGTCCAGCCGTTGGTACTCCGCCGAGGTCAGGCCCGCCCCCGTGCCCCCGAAGTACTTGCCGCGGCCCAGCCGCGGATGCTGTCCCAGTCGCTGGGCGACTGTGAGCTTGCGGACCTCGCCCCGAGGCCGGTATTTCAACGGCGGGGCCGGGTTCCCCTTCGCGTCCTGCCCGGCCAGCAGGCCCTTGCGGTTGCCTGATTCCATGATGCGCTCCCAGCTCTCCAGGAGGTCGGCCATCGCGCTCACGAGCACGGGATCGTCGGGGCTGCCGGCGAACAGGGTGAGCCGCTTGACGCGCGCCGCCAGAGCGCCGAGATCGTCAAGATTGAATCGCATCAAGGCCTTTCTCCCCCGAGCCCCGTGCCGGGCTTCCACTGCTCTCCGCGCGAGTTCAGTCTCCGAAACCCCGGGGATGTGCCCTCGCGGATCGACCGCTTGACCTGCTCCTTTGCCTCCGGACTGGACAGATCGTACTTGCCGATCCGTTTCTCTCCGGTTGGGTTCAGCTTGCGGATCGGATTGAGCCACTCTGGCTTTCGGCTCACCTTGGCCCCAGGGACCTCGGCTGTAGCACGATTGGCGCCGCCCGCGGCTTTCCATGCGTTCCATCGCTTCGTCGCTTCTGCGGTCACCCAGGCCGTTCCCTCGGGGGAGAGACCGAACACATCGTGGCCCTGGTCGTCGGCCCAGAAATGGAGGATCACGGCGAACGACTCCGCCGTCACTGGATCGTACTTCCAATAGAACTCCGCCGAACTGCTGTGGGCCCGCCCGGTCAGGAGCGACATCACGCGCGAGCGGTCGAGCGCGGGAATGCCCCGCGGGGCGGTCTTGTGCACGGGCCCGACCTGGGACTGGCGATATTTGATCGTGCGCGGCGCGAGTGGGTGAATGGCCCCGTCCTTGTCCTTCCCCTTCCGTAAATCACGGAGCTTGGCCTCGAGGCCATATTTGACGACCCATTCGAACCACATCAGTTTGATGCGGTTCGGGTAAATCGACAGGTCCGTAGGTTGCATCCGCAATCGGTAGCCGACGGCAGTTGATTCTCGGTCGCTCATGGCTTGTACGGCTCAGGCCCGGGATGCGGCGGGTGCGGTCGCGGTCGTGGCGGATGCGGACGTGGACAGTCGGCCTGGGACGCGTCCTGACGCGTTCTGACGCGTTCTGACGGGTCCGGGCCCCCAGCAGGGGTGGGGGTCGGGCCAGCCTCGAACCGCGGCGACTTGCGTCCATGCCAGTTCACGCCCCAGTCCTTGCCGCCGGTGCTCAGGTGGACCGCCGTGATCTCAGGAATCAGGATCCGCTTCGACCGCGGCCATTGCAGTGCGTGCAACATGTCGGTATGCTCGGCGTCCCACCCCTGTACGGAAGGATATCGGGTGATTCCCGAGGCCCGATTCCAAAGCTGAAAGAACCCGATCGGGGCGTACCCGCCATAGTCGAAGTGGCCGACCCTCGATCCGAGCGGCCAGCTTCTCGGCCCATGGTGAAAGTAGTGCTTTTCGTAGGGATCGGGGTCGATGAGGAAGCTGTGCCAGTCTGCAAGGCTTGGACAGTCGACCCGGTCGATGCCGTAGACGCATGAGGGGTCCAGCTCCACGTTCGCCAGGTGCTTGCGCGTGTTCCGGGGCAGCGCGGTATCGGCGTCGATGTGCAGAGCCCAGTCTTCGAGTTTCAAATGCCCCAGGCCGATGTTGATCGCCAGTGCCTTGGCGAACTTCTCGCCCTGCCGCTGGAAGTACGGGCAGAACGCCGTCCGCACGCCGTACCGGTTGCAGACCGCGATCGTGCCCTTGTCGGCCTGGGAGGTCACCACAACCCAGTCGTCGAAGAGCGACTGATTGACCCGGATGGTTTGCTCGAGAAAATCGTCGTAGTGCAAGCAGACCGTGACCGCCTCGATACGCACGTGGTCTCCTTAAAATGTCGCAGGTAGCAGGGTGAGCGAGTAATCCTGGGCGTAGCCGCTGCCGCCCACACTGGCGTCATACTGACACTGGAGCGTGAACGTCTGCAGGAAGAGGTCGTTGAGCGCGAGCTGGTCGGTGACGGCAGTCAGGACCGAGTTCGTGTTGAAGTTCCACGTGACCGCTTCGGTCGCCGAAGCGTAGAGCTGGAAGGTCGCTGGCGTCATTGTGGTGAGCGCCTCGTAGTTGATCCGGTCATCGGGCGTGATGTTGTAGAAGTGCTGGGCCTGGAGTGTGGTACTTCGCCCGCAGAACCGCATGATTTGGGCGTACTGGTTCGCCCAGAACCGGCGCATGAGCGTGTTCTTGCTGCTGATCGTGAGGTTCTGGAACTGGACCCGCGTGATCGGCGAGCCGCCGCCGCCCAGCACAAGGCTGGTCCCGCCGCCGCCGGTGCCCGCGTGAGTGAACACGTAGGGTGCCCCGCCGCAGCCGGCCGACGCCTGGGGACCGGGAAGCTGCACGTCGGTCGGCGCCGCGAGAGAGGTGAACCAGGCCGGTGCCGAGCCGCCCTCGATCAGCGGTGCGGGTGTCGAGGCCGAGAGGTTTAGCGACAGGGTCGCGATCTGCTGATCCTCGGAGACCGTGAAGTCGTAGCCTTCGACCTTCACGCCGGTGTAACCACGCATCACGAAGCTGGTCACGTTGGAGGGGGTCGTGGCCTGGATCGCGTGCACCAAAGCACAGCTTGCCAGGTCACCGGGCGGTTCGCTCGTGGTCCAGGGTGCCGTCTGCCCCGAGTTGATCCGCACCCCTGCCCAGCTCAAGAGGAAGCTGGCGAACTGACCCTGATAGAGCTTGGTCGTGATCCGGCCGCGGAGCTCGGTCTTGTCGCTGACCCGGAAGGCATCGATCGCGTAGCCGCCACCGTAGGGCACCGCGACCATCACGGGCACGGGTCGCATGGTGAACGTGTCCGAGCCGTCGAGTCGCAGGTAGAACGCATTGGGCGTGGTCCCGCCGACGACCTGGGAGGCTGCGACGATCGGCGTGTTGAACGCAGATTCCTGGACGATATACAGCCATTCTCTGGCCGCCATGGTGTGACCTCAACTGGAAAGGTTCGATTGAATTTCGATCTTGAGCTGGCCTTGCCCAGCGAAGAACACACCGTCGGGCGCCGGGTCGAACGCGGGCTGCGAAAACTTGACCAGGCCGCTGCGAGCACCAGCCTGCTGGAGTGTCAGGACGATCGTGTTGACGCTCGTGCTCGCGGTCTGGATCGGGTAGAAACAGCGGGCCAGCATCCACCAGAAATTGGTCAGGTCGTCGCAGCACGACCCCCGGCAGATGATCTCGCAGTTGATCAGCAGATCGCCGCTCATGCTGTCCGGAGTGCGGAACTCCTCGCCCGTGTTCATCGGCGTCCAGCGCATGCACGGCGTGTTACTTTGATCGAACGGCTTGACGTCGCGCGGCTCGCCCTGCCAGGTCCGGAAGTTGTCCGGTTTGACGGTGCGCTGGAAGAGCGCGTTGCCCCGCACGATGGTTTCCATGGCGCGGAACACCGCGGCCCGGGGAGACACGGGGAGATCGAGGGATCGAACGCCAGCCATAGTAGAATGTCACCGAGGAGGTCGATAATGCTGATGCAGGTCGGCTACGCTCATATTGGTCTGAGGGCGGAGGATGCGAGTGAACGGCGTCAGCTCGCGCGCGTCATGCAACACTTGAAGGCCAAAGGCATCCGGTTCGAGGCGAAATCTCGCTTCTCGGACGGCGAGCAAGTGAGTGAGCTGACTGTCTACCTCGACAGACCGCACATATCGGAGGAATGGATTGACGTCGAAGAGTGAAACCTGGCTTTAACAAGAACCGCGCACATCGCCCCTTGTTAAAGCGATCACGCCCAGAGCGTGTTCGTCGAGCTGAAGTTGATCGGGACCTCCCCGTAGCCATCTCCGTTGACATCGATTTCCACCGTGGTTGAGGCCAGCAGGCTCTCGGCCTCGAGTCGATAGCGGGCCGCGAGCATCGCATACATCCCGCCCTTGGTGATCATGCTCTCGCAGATCCGCGACAGGGCGTAGTAGGCGCAGACGGTGCGGACCCGGGGTGTGACCAGGAGCTGGTTCGACGCCAGGGCCGTGAACAGCCAGCGATTCGTCAAGCTGGTCCGCCGCCCGCCGCCGGTGTACCAGGCGTCGAGGGCGAATCCGTGATACCCCAGGAGCGAGACGTTGCCGCCGCGGTAGTTGCGCAGGGTCATCTCGTCGAGCCAAGCCCGAGAGTCCGCACAAGGGTCGTCGAAGCCCGCGTGCGAGTCGGGAACCTGGAGGTCGTCGATCCACGGCGCGATCTTGCGCAGGTCCGCGATCGTGATGTAGGTCGGACTGGGCGTCGCCGTTGCGGGCGACGCGATGATCTCGAGTGAGGTGCCGCGGGGCAGGAGTGCCGTGGTCCGGCTGGGCGACCCGGCCCGGGTCGCGTATGCCTGGAGGTAGTAGATTCCGTACGCCAGGGAGCTGCTGTCGGTGTTCTGGATCGCGATCTGATACTGGGCATTCGTCGCCGAGATCCAGGTCGCTGTTGGCGTCAACAGCGGAGTCTCGTTCGACCCCGCCCAGAGCTTCGACGTGAGCACGTCCGAACCCGTGAAGATGCTGGTGGGGACCGTGCCGTCCGGGTTGGTGACCTGGAAGGGGAAGTCCCTCGCGGTGCCTTGAACTAATTCCAGTGCGATCGCCATGATAGATCTCGGTGCGTAGTGAGTCGGGGCGGGAGGTGTGTCTCTCGCCCCGTTAATCTGCGCTGGTCAGGCCCACCGTGATGAGCACGGTTCGCTCGGGGTCGATGTCGAAGGGGTTTGTATTACCAACGCTGATGAGCACGGTCTGTTCGGGGTCGATGGCGAACGGATCCACGTTGCCGGCGCTGATCAGCACGGTCTGTTCGGGGTCGACGTTGAACGGGTTCACGTTGCCGGCCAGGATGAGCGAAGTCTGCTCGGGGTCGACGTTGAACGGGTTGGCGTTGCCGGCCAGGATGAGCGAAGTCTGCTCGGGGTCGACGTTGAACGGGTTGGCGTTGCCGGCCGTGATCAGAACCGAGGTGAATTCGTAGGGCAGATAGAACGAGATCGGCCCCTCGAGCAAGAGCCGCCCCGTGCCGCCCTCGAGAAGCAGCTTCGATCCATTTTCGAGCAGCAGGTAGGCCATTTTATGTCTTGAGCAGACCGAGTTGCTTAAGCGCAAGTACGATGTCGCCCAGCGTGTAGGCTGTTGAACCGGTGTTGCCAGTCGCCGAGCTGTCCGCGTGCAACGCGGTCGTTGTGCCGGCGGTCGTGCCCGTGGTTGTGCCCGTGGTCTGGGGCTGGATCACTGGCGTCGCGCCGTAGTGGCCGATCAGGGCGACCGAGCCGTTGGACTGGACCTGGATACCCAGTCGCTGGCCCGCGTTGGAGCTGGTGTAGTCGCCCGCGTACAAGAGCAGGTTGCCCGTCCAGGACGCGTCCGTGCTGGTGTTGAACGTGGCGTCAATGACCCCGCAGTTGCGGGCCGTCGCGGTGCTCGAGAGGTTCTGCAGAGGCAGGAGCGGTGCGGTCTGGCTGGCCATGCCCGTGACCACGAGCGGTGAGCCGGTGGTGACCAGGGAGAGGATTTGCGTGCCGGTCGAAGAGGCGATGAGCTGGGGGTAGTCTGTGCTGCCGACCCCGATCAGGATCCGGTTGCTCGCGTTGCGGATGATCGCGTCGCCAGCCTGGGCGCCGAGCATCCAGGATGATCCGCTTGACGCATAGGCGAACTGGACGTTGGAGCCAATCTGGTAGGCATTGTTCGCGCTGGTCCCGAGGGTGAGCCCGCCGCTGCTGATGGTGAGACCGGGTACGGTGAGCCCGCCGAGCGACGCGGTGCCGTTGACCGTGAGCGTGTTGCCGGTAGCCGGCTGGTTGCATGTGATATTGCCGTAGGTCGCAATGGCGCCGCCCACGGTGAGCCCGCCGGAGACCACGGCGGTGCCGTAGAGCTGGATCGCGGGGTTAAGGTTGCCGCCCACGTTGATGACCGTGCTGGAGACGGACAGCGGGGCGGCGGTGGACGTGGCCAGGACCAGCAGAGCGCCGACCCCGCAGAGACCGCCGCCATTGTTGGACGATGAGGTCAGGCGGTAATACCGGTAGGCTGTGACGTTGGTGAACGACCAGGTCTGGGTCTGCAGGGCCGTCCAGGTGATGCTGCTCTCGGTGTCCAGGGTGGTCCAGGATGAGCCGTCGTTGCTGCCCGCCAAGGTCCACCCGGTCATCATGAATGACAGGTTGCCGCTGTCCGTGGCCTGGATCGAGTAGGCCGTGCTGACGACCGCGTTGCCGGCCCCCAGGTCGATCTGCAGCCAGCCGCTCGTGCCGCTGGCCAGCCAGCGGGTGGCGGAGTTGTAGTCGAACGCGTTCCATGCCTGGTTTGAGGTGTTGACCTCGGTGGATGCGGACGCGACCAGCGGGGGCGGGCCGTTCGTGTCCGTGTACATCATCGGGATCACGTTCAGCAGCGTGGGGCCGCCCGAGGTGATCGTGAACGGGCTGGGGAGCGAGGCGGGGGTGGTCGCGGCAACCGTGACTCCACTGGACCCCGGCGTGAGCGAGATATTCGAGCCGGCGTGGAAGTACTGAGCCAGGAACGTCGAGACGGGAATTCCCTTGTCCGTGCCCGTGGTGTACATGCTGGTGTCGAGCACGTCGAGCAGGAGCATCACGTTGGCGGTCGAATAGCCAAACGTGAAGGTCCCGGAGAGACCTGAAAGCGGTTCGTCGGCCATGGTGTTCCTCGAGGTGGGAGCAGCCTCGCGGGGTGGAGGTCCCCCGCGCGCCGGTTGCTAGTACGGGGCGACGTTCACGAGCGAGGGAAAGGTAATTGCCGGCTGGATGGTCATCGACACCGTCGACGAGGCGGCCGTACCCATGGCCTGGGAGAACAGCACGAGGTTGCCGGAGTCCGCTGTGGGCATGGTACTGGTGCCGGAGATTGCCTTGTAACTGCCGGTCGACGGATTGATCTCGGCGCCCCAGAACGTGGTCCAGGTCGCGTTGAAGCCTGGACTGGTGACGGTGCCGGCGAACGCCAGCACGGCCTGCTGGTTGTTGGGCGGCGCCTGTGCCAACGCAGCCGGCTGGTAGATTCCCTGGATGGTGACCTGGTTGCCCGTGTCGGGAAGACCGATATTCATGCGCAGGGCGGCATTGTTGATGCCGTCGCCCGACGCGACCGAGATTGTGACTGGCATGGTGCCCCCTAAAAACCGAAAGACTGAAGATAACCGCCGATATAAAAATCGATCACTTGAGCAGATCCCGTGGCGCTGGCGACCAGATTGACGGTGTTGCCGCCAATGACCATGGGCTGGGTCTCAAACATCGCCGCGGCCGGGCACGTCGCGAAGACCGCCGCGCGAAGGACCACCATCGTCCCGCTCTGGACCTGCACATCGACTTCGGCCGAGCCCACGGTCGAGGCCGAGAAGTCCGTGATATAGAGCACCATGTTGGCGGGGACGGCCAGCAGCGGAACCGGCGTCGTGCCTGATGTCTGGTTGCTGATTCGGCCCGACGTGGACCAGAGGGACTGACCGGGGGCTAGTGGCCCCGCAGAGGATCGGGCGACCAGCGGATTGACGCCGTACTGGTTGCCGTATTGATCATATTGGGGCTGCAACGCCGCAGGACTCGGGTATGGCATCGATGGGGTCTCCCATGACTTTGCTGTCGACCATGCGGACGCTGTTGATCCAGGCCCGGTCATAGTCCGCGAGTGCAACCGGCTTGACGATGAGGTGATGGCACTCAACTTTGGGAGCGCAGACGACCGGGATCTCGAGCTTGCGCAGCCGCACGAAAAAGCTATGATCCTCGCTCAGCTCGTCGTAGCGGTTGAAGGGCTTTTCGCCGAGCTCGGTGCGGATACGGTCGAAGACCTCCCGCTTGACCCACAGGCAGCCGCCGCCCGCCGAATCGACGATCATGGCATTCGCCTGGCGATCCCATTCCACGAGGGGGTAGAACCCGTCTTCCAGCCGGCGATACAGGACCGGGGAATGCGGGTGTGCCTTGAACTGGTACAGGCCCGTCACTACCTGAGCACCCGTGTGCTGCGCGACGTTGAGCAGCCGGGCGACCAGGTCAGGCTCAAACTGGTGGTCCGAATCGAGCTGCAACAGCCAGTCGCCGTGAAACGATTCGGCGAGCATGTTGCGCGTGATGTCTTGGACGCTGCAGGCTGGGGGTCGGGGGTAGCTGATAAACTGGCCCGCGTCGCAGAGATACTGCTGATTCCAGGCCACCATGTCGATGAAGGAATCGACGAACTGCGTGAGCATCGCAGGCACGCCACCCATACGGGCCACCGTGCCAAGATAGCGGGTCGTACTTAGCACGCGAGGACTCCATGGCCAGTGAACGAGGGGTAGGGATCGAACACGTAGTTGATCGGCTCGACATGCTTTTCTCGAAGTCCAGCCTGGTCCAGCCAGTCCCGGATGAGCGCCAGGCTGATCGGCCGATCGTGATAGCCCTTGATGCCTGGTGCGTACGTCAGACCGAGTGTTTTGCCCTGCTCTTCCGGAGGTCGGGAATCCTCCGGCACGGTGATGACGATGTGGCCGCCGTCGGCTAGAACCGCCTTGGCGTTCTTGAGTGTCTTGACCGCACCTTCGTTATCGAGGTGCTCGAGGATGTCGCCCAGGATGATGCTGTCGAACGACTGCGGTGGGAATGGCAGGGGATCGCGACAATCCGCCAGCACATCGACCTTGTTTTCCCACCCGTTAGGGTCGACCGCGAGCAAGTCCAGGTTGACGGCGCCGCGAGCGCCGAACCCGCCCCAGTCCGCGTTACTGCCGATATTGAGCACGCGCCCGTTGCCGTTACGAAGCTGGAATGTCAGATGATTGCCCCAGGTCGGGCACGTGTAGCTTTCGTACTGATCGGCCACTCGCTCCCAGTTGAACCGCGCGCGAGCGTAGGGCATGCTCTCGGCCCGGATTGTGGCCTGGAGGTCCGCGTCGCGCGCCAGCTTGACCAGCTCTGCGACGTAGGTCGCCTTGATGAGCGGATCCTTGGGGTCCCCCTGGATGAAGACACCATGCCGCACATTGTCGGCCAGGGCCCAGATGGGGGACGTGATCGGGATCGCGCCCAGGGCCTGGGCTTCCATGCAGGTCACGCACGACGTCTCCGTGAACGTCGTGGGATAGCACCAGATGCCGGCCGAGAGGAACTCCCGGTAAATCGCTTCTTGCCCCATGCGGCCGAGCCAGGTCACGCCCAGCTCTGCGACCAGCGCTTCGCACTCGGCTTTCATCCGCACGAGCTGCTGGTCCGGCTCGCACTTGTCGATGTTGTTGAACCCGTAGGCTGCGCTGAGCTTCAACCTCGGCTCGAATTCACGGGCCCGCTTGAAAATCTTGAGCAGGTTCACAAGCCCGCGGTCGGGGCTGGACGTGTAGACCAGCTTGAACGGGTCGCGTTCAATCGGCCCGGCTGCCTCGATCCTTTCGGCCAGCTCGACCTTGAAGCCATTGGAACTCAGGCCCATCTTGCCTTTCAGCTCGGGATAGGTGCGGTCCAGGAGTGCCGCGTGGTCATGGCAAAGCGCGATGCAGATGTCGAGCTTGGCCGCTCGCTCATGGGTGAGCCCCCACGGTTGGGTTGCCGGGTAGGCCGCGTCCTGGCAGACCAGCCAGATCTTCTGAAACGGGTGGTCCACCTCGAAACGATCGATGTCCGCCGGGCACCTGGAGAGCACCCAGAAACCATGTGCGGTGAAATCCGCTGCCTCGATCGGTAGCCAGATTGCGCCCCCCTTGTCCGGCGACGGGCAATCGTCCCGGATCGGAGCGTAGACCTTGACCGCGTGCCCACGACGGGCAAGCCGCCAGGCCAGCTCAGTGACAGCAGTTTCCGAGCCCCCGATACCAGGGTCATCAGGACTCCGGTGATCCCACTTTTCATAGTGGAGCGGGGAATAGAAATGATAGTCCATGCGGGAATGGTCTCGAGGGTAAACCCCCGGGCTGCGGGCCCGGGGGCGAAAAGCTTGAAGACGACCGTCAGGTCCGGTTCGTTAATGCACGTACTTGAGCATGTTGCCGTAGAACGTGGACTGCGCGACGCAGGTGATGTCGACGATGTCGACGTAGGCCGTGACGCTCGAGAGCGTGTTGGTGCCGCCCACGAAGGTCGTGGTCCCGGGCCACACCACGTAGTCGAGGCCGCCCGTGGGCTGGGTGACGATCAGCCGGATGGTCTGGCCGATCGTCTGGTTGACGAACAGCGGCCACATCGTCTGCGATGCCACGCCCGTGATCTGGAAGATCGATGCCGTCGACCAGTCCACGTTGACGCTGTTGGTGACGGTCACGGCCGGGGCCAGAGCCCCGACGCCGGCCGGTTTGAGCTGCCACTGGGTTCCACCACCGACGGGCACAAAGCCCTGGGTGTAGCCCATGTCTGCTCCTGATGCTCCGAGAATCATGGGATACCCCCTTACGAGACGTTCTTGCCCAGGTTGCCGACGAAGACGGATTGAGAAACGCAGGTGACGGTGCAAAAGTCGACGTAGGCCGTGACGCTCGAGAGCGTCTTGGTCCCACCGACGAACGTGATGCCGGCTGGCCAGACCACATAGTCGAGACCGCCCGCGGGTTGCGTGAGGATCAGGGAGATCTGCTGGCCGGCCGTCTGGTTGACGAAAAGCGGCCACATCGTTTGACCGGCAACCAGCGTGTACTGAAACGCCGATGCTGACGACCAGTCGACGTTGACGCTGTTGGTGACGGTGACCGCGCCGTTGACCCCGCCGCAGAGGGCGGGTTTGGTGGTCCAGCCCGATCCCGTGCTGATCGGCACGGAGTTAGTGGGGCTGTAAGGAAGCGTGTCCCCCGTCACCGTCGTGGCCGCGACGGTCCCCATCGGGACACTGGGGGGACTTTGCAGATTGATACCCAAAGGACACCCCCTTTCAGCACTGGATGATGACGCCAAAGTCGGGACGGATGACGCCCAGGGCGTAGCCGAAGTCGACGGTCACAAACAGGGCCTGATAGATGTGGACGTAGGACACCATGACCCGCAGGGGAATGCCCATGAGGTCGATGTACGACACATCGACGACGTTCCGCGCCTCGTCGGGCGTGGCGATCGGCCGCAGGGCCAGGGCGATGGCGTACTCATGCATAGCCACGTTGGTGTAGCTTTGGAGCGTGCCGTACATCGTGCCCGCGTCGGCCGTGGCGATCGGAGTGGCCAGTGTCAACGTAGTGGTGGACACATTGGCGATCTGGTAGTAGTTGCTCGAGACCGCGTTGTTGGCGCCGGTCGCGAACTGTAGCCACTGGCCGATATTGGCGGACGTGAGGTCACCGCTCGTGATCGTGGCGGTCGTCGAGCCTGCGGTCGTGGCCACGGTGTGAGCGAGCAGGGTGATGAGCCGGGCCGTCGTGGTACACGTGGCAGCCGCGGCGGTGACCAGGGTGGTCGGAATGGCGTTGGACAGCGTGAGCGAGGTGTCCGTCGCTACCGCACTGACTTTGTACTGGGTCTTGGTACTGTCGTTGCCGAAGACCAGGTAATAGCCCACCAAGCTGGTGCCGCCGGTCCCCGCTGTGGTGAAGTTGGTGTTCAGGCCGGTGACCGTGGTCGACCCGGACGTGAGCGTGAGCTGGCCATAGAGGATCGAGCCCGATGCCGTCGGCATCTGCTGGTCCCACTTCGGCTGGAAGTTGAACGCGTGCGCCAGGTCCGCTTCCTCGCGAGCCGCCGCGGCGATCGACGCCGAGACCAAGCTTTCCTGCACCCAGCCAGCATCACCGAGCATCTTCTGATAGACCCGGTTATGGACCAAGAGCGACAGCTTGGTCGAGTCCTCGAGGGGGACCTTCTGGTCGGCCAGCGTGCCCCAGGCGTTGAGCTGATCGGCCACGCCGACCTCGCCTTGCAGCGCGCTGCTGATCGGGGCGTTAGAGTTGAAGTTGGACGTGGTCACCAGCGCGGCGATCTGGCCGTTCAGATATTCCTTGGCACGCTTGTACAGCGGATCAAAGAACTTCTGGGCGAGGTCGACAGCGGTCTGCCACTGCTCGAAGTCCTGGAACTGCAGCGCGGCCCCGGCCCGGGTCTGGAACACCAACGGGATGTAGTTGGGATTGACCGAGGTCCCGGTCAGGATGCCGTTGTTGATCGCCTGCAACGGGCCAATGTCCGGGAAGTAGACGTCAACCGTCTTGCCGATGCGGGCCGCCTCGGGCTTGACGTCTTTGTAGACGCTGTTCAGCAGCGCGGTGCGCCCGACCTTGGCCTTGTTGTATTCGTCGGCCCCGGCCACGAGGGTCTCGAAAAATGCAGCGAAATTGTTCGCCATGCTGGGAACTCCTGAAAGGCCCGGGGCGTGAACGGCGCCGGGGAACGGATTGAGAAAGAACGGGGAGAGGGATCAGGAATGGTCCGCAGCGACCACCCTTCGGGCGGTGCCCGAGACAAATTGACGCAGATAAATCACGATTGACTTATCTGAATTTTTCATCTGCGTAATCTGCGGACAGGCTGCCTTTACTGGATCAGCGGAACCGACCGCCGAGCGCGGCGTCGCGGATGATCTCCTTGTTACGGGGGTCGAGCATAAACTTGGGGTCGGCTCGCATCTCCTGGGTCACGATGGTGCCGTCGGCACCTTTGTTGCGTTCCTGCCGGCCGCTGCCGGCCGCGGGTTCCTCGCCTTTCAGCTCGAGCCCATACTTGGTGCGACTCGTGGGCCTGGCCGCTTCCCTGGCCGCGGCAGACGTGGAATCAAGCTCAGGCTCGAAGGCGTAGTCGACCTCGGTCTTCAGTTGTGCCACGACGGACTGGAGGGCCTTCTCGTCGATCTCGTCGTCCTCGAGCATGTAGCCGCGGTCCTTGGCGTCGCGCCAGAGCTGCTTCAGCGCCTTGTCCTTGGCCTTCGCGCCCTTGGCTAGCTCGGCGAACTTGTCGAAGTGGTTGCGGTCGCGGATCGAGGCTTCAAGTTCATAGACACGCTGTGTCAGTTCGTCGGGAGATTCCAGCCGGCCCCTGAGTTCATCGCGCTCGGCTCCGATATCCGACAGTGCGGTATGCAGGGAGTCGCGCTCGGCGATCAAGCTCGAGATTTGCTCTTGGGTGGCGGCGAGTTGGGATGTCAGGATACTGACGGCAGACGGTTCCTCTGGCATGGTGCTCTCCGGTTAGACTTCTGTGGTAGGGGCCTCGGCACGTTGCTCGAATCGAATGCCGTGGTCTCCCGGGTAGGGTTTCCGATGATCGTTCTTCATGGTCAGGATGCTGTCGGGTATGCCCGTCGGGAACGCAGCGCAGGTCCAGGCGGACTTGCCGATCCGGTTCATCTGGAGGTGCCGGCATCGTAGGCAGATCGGGACCACATTCACCTGACACCTCCAAGGCGCGTGTAATAGTCCATCAGCATGTCCGTGTAGCGGTACCCGGCCTTCATTCCGACACGCATTTCGGCCACGAATTCAGCTTCGCTCGTCGCTGCATAGCGGCCGATTTCACGAGTGATTTCTTCGGCGTACTTCGGCTTCCTGGCGCCCAGTTCGCTGATCCGCCGCCAGCCGATCCTTTGCGCATGCTCTCGATGGGCAAGCTCGTGCTGAATCACTCGGTCGGAATCGCCAGTCGAGAACCACCCGATCCTGTGCTCTTCGATGGCGTTGGATGGGTTCGCCCAGTCAGGATGCTGCCTGTTAATCAAGATCAAGTCGTCTTGCGCGTTATAAGCGGCTTGTATCGTGTCCCATTGATCTCCCCACAGAGCGCGGGCTTCGTCGGCATCCACTACCTTGACTTTCACGCCAGACTTGTCAGCCGCGGCGACCGCAAGCGAGATATTCTTTTGCGCGGCAGCGGCTTTCCCTTTTGCACGTCGCCCCCGAGCTCTATCGATTGCACGTGTAGATTCCGCATCCGTTCCACCGACGGCCTGGAATGCTTTCTCGGCGGCTTCGGCTGCTTCCACATTTTGGTCGGTTGGGCTCTCCTCGGCTTTAAGGTGTGCGACGACCATTCGCTCAAGTGCGCGGGATTTTCGCGACTTGCTAGCGATTTTGCTCGACCCGCCGCCGCTGGTCCATCGGCCGCGCTGGTCGCGGGGCTCGTTTTCGTTCCACATGGAGGGAGTCCTGGACTACGGCTTTTTGCGCTTCAAAAACGTGCCGCCCGGCCCTCGGAGCGTTGTTTTGCCGCTGGTGATCGGCGTCTTCTTCTTGATCGCTGCCTTGATCCCACTCGCCCAGGCATTGCCAGCCGCTCTGGCCTGCTCTTCCACTGACGCTCCCTCGCGGACGGTGACCGGCCCCACTGTCGACACCCGGCGCACCGCTTCTGCCGCATACTCCTCTTTCGCGTACTTTTGGACTTTCTCGACCGCGGCCCCGGCCTGCTTCGTCGCGTTCGCGGCCTCTTGCTTCAGATCCTTCGCGACCGAGGCGCCGTATCGTTCGGCGGCTTTCGCGGCCCGATCGACCGCGGCTTCGGCCCTCGCGACCGCCGCGTCCGCTGCCCTCTTGGCCGCCAATCCTTCGCCAGTCAGACCGCCCCCGCCAGCCGCGCGACGCGCGCCGACGGAAGACAAGAACTTCTTGGCGCCGGCGAGTGCTTTAGGGGCTGTTTCCAGGACAGTGATGATGTTTTGCGCAATCTCAAAATCGCGCTTCATGTCCCGGTACCATTCGCTGGCCGCGCGATGGAAATTCCGCTGATAGTCGGCCGCGTCCTGGTTCCTCTTGGCGATCTCGGTGTCACTCGCGCGCTGTTCGGCGGATACTGGCTTGTGCGTTTTCCAGTACTCGCGCTCTTTTTCTGCGGGCGTCAGGTCCCAGGACTTCACGGAGACGTCGGCGCGATTGACTTTGCGATCCTTCTGGACCGGACCACCATCCGGATTCGGAGTGGGATAATTCCGGGGAGCGTCCTCCAAAAACACGTGGTGATGATGCACTGTCACCCAGCGTCCGGGCCCGCCCTCGGGTCCCGAGGGCCTGATTCGTGCTCCGCCCTTAAGTCTTCTCGATTGAACTGCCATTTTCGTTATCTCCTCAGTGCGAGGCGCACGCGCCTGTAATCCAGCGCCTGGTCCGCCGTCAGTTCGCCCAGGCCCGCATAGAACGTTTCCGCGTCGATCAGATCAGCCATCACCTCGGCCCACTCCGGCGCCCGCTCGGGATGGCGATAGACACGCACAAGCCGCCGGTGGGCCCGGATCGCGGCCTGGATGCGGTCAGCGTCCATCAGTCACTCGCTTTGGTCGGGTCTGCGGGCCCACCGGAGGGGGAGTCGCCGGCCTGTTCTGCTCCGCGGGTGGCGTCCGCGTCGGCCCGGTCTTCCTGCCGTTGGTCCTGTTCCTCGGAGGGCATCGTCTCCGAGGCTGGCGGGGTCAGCTCCTGGGGCAAGACCTGCTTGGCGATTTCCTCATCCTCGGCCACCTGCTTCATGTGCTCGACGGCCTGGTCATGGTTGAGCCCGTACCGCTCCATGCAGACGCCGATCCGCGACCGGATGCCGACCTGCATCTCCCACTCGTCGGACTGGTCACGGTCCGGGCCGGGGATAGGGATGCGGGGCTCGGCCCAGGCCAGCAGGAGCTGGAGCTGCTTCGCCTGCTCGAGCAGGTCGGCGTGGCCGTAGTGATTGCCGCAGGCGGTCAGGACCTTGCGGGCCAAGCCCAGCTCGGCGAGCTGGTAGATCGGCCGCCGCTGGCGGGCCCGGGTCAGGAGCGGCGCCGACTTGATGACCAGCGCGATTCCACTGGCCGCGTCGTCGTACTGAAGCTCGAGGGCCGTGAACGGCAGATTGACCGCCGCCGCCACCTGCTTCATGTACTTCTCGAGGTCGACCCAGATGCTCTCGATCGCTAGCTGGGCTTGGAGATACTCGGCGGAGGGCTCGCCGCCGTCGGCATACCCTTCGCCCGAGTAGCCTGTTCCGCCTCGGCATAGGCGCAGGAATCTTCCAGGGCCGATCTCAGGAGTGTAAGTAGGGCTGACGTTTCGGAAAACACCGATGGGTCGCCCGTATTTGCTGATGAGTTCATCAAGCTCTGAAAGTCGGTCGTTAATCCGGAGTTCTGCCTTACGCAGGAACGTTCCAACACCAGGCGTCCAGAATTGTCGAACTGGAGCACGATAGTGCAGGAAAGCGAAAGGTATGCAGCCATACGTGTTCTTCTCGCGCTCTCTGGTCTCGAGCGCGATCCGGGCCCCGGCCGTCTTGTCGCTCTGATACTGTTCAGTGAGGAAGGTTCGGACTTCATCCTCAAACCAGAGCCGGTACCGCGTGCGTTCATTGTAGCGGTCGATCGTGACAACCGCGAACGCCTGCCGGGGATCTTCCGGGTCGGTGAAGACCGTGAACTCGTCGCCGCCCCAGAGCTGGAGATCGACAGGCTTGTCCTTGTCGTTCGTGCACTTGATCTGCACGGCGCAGACGTCATTCAGGGTCGCCTGGCACTCAGCGTGCTGCATCACGCAGTCGATGTGGTTGGTTTCGTAGACCTGGGCAAGCAGGGAATCAGCAAGGCCATCGCCAACGACAGTCCTCTGAGGGCCTGGATTGTAGGTGTGTTCGCAGAGTCGATCCACGGCCTGCTGAACAAATCCAGACTGACGACGAGGACGGCCGGCGAAATCAAACTCAGTCTCAGCTTCGCGCCTCGGCTGATAGCGGTCGGACTCCAGGTCGTAGAAGGCCTGGTTCTCGATGGCGGATGCGAGCCGCGGCCGGTGGTTGCGCAGACCGGACTCGACTTCCCGGATTATCCACGCGCGATCGTCGGAACTGAAAGAGCCGCCGACGTTGGGGAGGGCGGGGAATAAACGGGGGTCGGTGTCGGCCATAGCGATCAAACCACAGAGAGCACAGAGGGCACAGAGACGGAAGAGCGACGCGTGGTCGCAGGCTTCAGACAATATTTAGAGAACCAGATGCGCTCACGGTGCGAGTTGACCGAATGGCCGCCGGGGGATCGCTTCTGCGAGGCATAGCCGCCGTTTGTCGCCTTGCCCCGGATGCAGGTCCAGCCTCGCGGCATCTTGTGCTCGCCCTCGTAGCCGCACAGGGCGATCCGCATCATGGGGTCGTCACCGTGCTCTAGGGCCCACTCGCGGACGTCGTGAGCGACCGATTCGCTGTCGATACGGTAGAGGTCGGGACACCGCTTGGCCGTGTCGGCATAGGGCGGATCAAGGAATACCGCCGTGAGTCCCATCTTGACCGTCGGGGTCGGCCCGCAGACGCGCTTCCAGTCGCCACAGCAGACCCGCACGCGGGCCAGGCGGTCCGCGAAGGAGTGAAAGTAGGTGATCAGATCCATGTTTCGAGGAAGGCCAATCCCGCCATTTGAGCGGGCGCTGATTTTCACGAGCTTGCGGTTCACACCCTGGCCCGAGTTCCCCAGGTGCACGAGCTTGCGGTTCACACCCTGGCCCGAGTTCCCCAGGTGCACGAGCTTGCGGTTCACACCCTGGCCCGCAGTCCCCAGGCGCACGAGCTGGCGAACTCCATCGACGTCCTGGACATGCCACGGCCCCTTGCCTGAGCAGAACCCACCCGCGATCCAACAGGCCATGCCCCAGACCCACCAGCCGGCCGATTTGGGGCAGTAGAAGTCCGGGTCGCCCTCGAGCCGAGCCTGGAGCGAGTCCTTGCGCTGCACCAGCCAGGCATGGCGGGCGTGCAGGTCGTTCTCGTTTACTGGCCAGTCGGCCCACTTCGCGACGGCCGCCGGATCATCCTTCAGGGCCCGCCAGAAGTTGCTGAGCAAGCCATCGATGTCGTTCACGGTCTCGGTGCCGGTCCAGCTCTCGGGCCGGGCCAGGAGCATGGCGCCCGAGCCGAAGAAGGGCTCGACATAGTTCCGCACCACGCCGAAGCGAGGCCAGACGAGAGCGGCGGCGCGCGACTTGCCGCCGAAGTAGGGGAAGGGAGCTTTCAGGATCATGCTCGGTTCGCATTCCAGTTGCAGGGGAAGACATCGCTTGCGAGCAGCGTCTCCGCCACCTCGCGCCCGCACTCGGCCCAGGGTCTATGGATGATCACGGCGCCCAGTATCACGGGCCGGCACCAGCAATCCCGGCCCAGCGCGTGCTGGTAAAGGCCCGGGGGCTCGGTCGGAAAGACCTCGTTGCGAGTGGGACGTGGAATGATCTTCATCCGCTTGTTTCGTAGTCGGGCACGAACTCCGTGCTCAGCTCGATCGCGTAGTGCCGCGTCTCATGCCGATCGTCCCACGTGACCCAGTAGGAGATTCCGTCCGGCTGGATCTGGATCCCGGTCACCATGCCGCGATGTCGGTCGCTCGCGAGCCGGTGGTAGACCACTTCGCCGACATCATAGGTCAGCGGGATGATCCGCGATGGTGTTTCGACGGTGATCATGCGTCCTCCGCCGGGCTCGACACGCCGTGCCGGTCGATGGCACTGTGTGCCCAGTGCACGGTCTCCTCGAGCTTGTTGAGCGCGTGGTTCAGTTCGCGAGACGACGGGCAGATCCGCGCCAGGTCGAAGGCCGCGACACCCAGCACGCAGCGCACGGCCTCGCGGTCGTGATGCCGGATCGGGTCCGCGCCGATCGGACAGGGGCGGAAGGCGAAGTCAGAGTTGATCCTGTCCAGGATTGTTTGCTTGGTCTTGGTCACCTCATCGGCTCCTGGAAAAAGCTCTGGATGAACGCGTCGCCACGGTCGGGGCTGCGCCCGAGGATGTCGCACCAGTCTTCTTTCTTGATCAGCCGAGTCTGGTTGCCGACCAGGTCGTAGGTCAGCGCCTCGAGGTCCTCGCGGAGCAAGGCCCACCAGGCTCGCGGTGGGATATGGAACGGCGGCTGCCGGCTCGACAGCGGGTAGCGGTCGTCGAGGTGCCGCTCGGGGTCTAGCCGGCGTCGTGCCTTCCATGCCGCTTCGCTGCGGAGATTGGTGAATGCTTTGCGGTCTTGAGGCCGTCCAGATCCGGCGTAGCCGACGGCGTCGCCGAGTCCGTGCCTGACGAGGTGGTTGCGGAAGTCGCGGCCGACGCCAAGCTTGTCGTAACTGACCCGTTCGGCGGGGATTGCCCAGACGCGGCTAAGGCGCGCGACTTCTTGCGCTGCATCAGCCAGAGATAGAGCACTCCCGGCGTGACAATCGAGGATCCCATCAGCGTCCCTCACAAGGATTGCGGTCGAGTCCCGGCCTACCCCTTCACCAAGATCCACAGCCATTCGTCGAGTACGGTGGACGGGGTGACTCGGGGGAAATGATTGGCGTTGCACGGCTGTTGCCCTATCGAGCCATGCGGGCGGAATGAGGATGTCGCTTGAGATTTCCGGGATCTCGGCCCGGATGTGGCTGCGGACCCAGAGGCTGTCGCGGCCATAGCGTCGGTAACAGGATTCAAGCCAGGTTCGATCGGCGATTCCCCAGGGGCTTTTATCGAGGTTGGCATGCGGTGAATCCGTGCTCGGGATCTGGATCGCCTTCACGGCGAGCCGGGGAGGGACGTTGTCGGCGGTGTCGGTGTCTGCCTGGCGGATCAGGTCGACGAATCGGCCTTCAGCCCGGATCGGGTTGCCGATGGCCACCATCCGCTCGTAACCAAGGCTCTCGATCGCGTCCCAGATCTCCTCTTCAACTCCAGAAGCCTCGTCGACGACGACGAGGAGCTGCTCGTTGTGCTGGCCCGATGCTCGCTCGATCGACGTGGTGGAGAACCCCAGCGCTTGCCAGCCGTTACCGCAGTCCACTTGCTGGGGCGAGGTCTTCACACCGCGGCTCAGTCGAGCACTGGCCAGGGCGGGTCGAGCCCGCCGTACTTCCTTCCAGGTCACACTTCCCAGGTTCGTCTGACTTGGTCCCGTGACGATCACCAGGCTGTCCGGCCGCGTGTACAACCACCACCAGATGATCCGGCCGATCGTGAAGTCCTTGCCGACCATGTTGCCGGAGTAACAGGCCACGGTCCGATACTTGACGATCGCCTCGCACAGCTCGCGCTGGCGGCTCCAAAAGTGCCGGTCGTCGTCGACGAACAGCTCATTGAACAGGTCCGGATCGTTCCGGGTCAGGTAGAGCAGGTCCGCCAGTGATTCCAGCCCGTTCAGTGACTTTCTCCCTCATCCTTCGCGCCACGGCCTCGAGGTCGAGCACGGGCCCCTCCAGGATCGGCTGGAGCAAACCGTCGTTGCGATCGAAGATTTGCTGTATCGCCGCTGTTTTACCCTCTTTGGCCACTGTGCCAAGCGCTTCGATGATAGCCCGGGCGTTCGTTCGTTTACCGTCGGGTTCCTTCTCCGCGAGATAGGCTTTCAGCAGTGCCGTCAGGCAGATCTCGGCCGGCGGCCTACCTCTCGGGTTGCCGCTCGTCCCCGGTTTGAAGGGCCGGCCTCTGGGCTTCTTCGCCACGATCGACTCCGCTGTTCTTTCGCTGTTCGGGTCGGCGTCGGATCGCCCGCCGATCGGCCGCCGCCACCAGCTTGGTGAGGCAGCCGGCCCGCTGGTCATCGCGGAGGGCCCCGGCCGAGCTCTGGCCCCACAGCTTCGCGATCGCTTCGGCCCGTTCCGCCCGAGCTTGCGCGATGATCGCGGAGAGGTCGCGCCGCCTCGAAATCAGGGACTGGTGGCAGCCGATCACCGCGGCGATGTGTCGGTCCGAGTGCCCGAGATAGGCCAGATCCCACACGAGCGTCTCATCGGGCTTGACGCTGATGGGCCGGCTCACGGCGTCTCCAGGTAACCCGCGTGCTGCTCCAGGTCGATCCGCACGGTCTGCGGCCTGGCCGGCTTGGGCGGGTCGGGATCAGGCTCGGGGTAGTCGGGGTCAGGCCAGCCGCGGAACGTGAAGTCACAGCTCGTCAGTTGGATCTCGGTCATCAATCGCGTCACGGAATGCCCATCTCAGGAAAAGCCAGGCCAGGACCGAGGCCACAAAACTCCAGCCGATCGCGATCCGCAGGTTCTCAGGATCTATACCGTGCACGGGGGTTTCTCCAGGCCCTTGCAGCGCGGCGACCCGTCGGCGTTCGGGAAGGTACACCGCACGCAATCGATCCGCCTCACCAGCTCGAGGATGTCGTGCTCGCTCTTTATGATCCGGGCCTCAAGCTCGAGCTGAACCTTGCCCAGCAGTCGGACCACCTCGAGCTCCGCCAGGTGGTCCTTCTCGTCCTCGATCCGCCGTGCCTCGCGTGCCTGGCGATACCACGACAGAATCCCCTGGACGATCAGTCCCGCGGCGCCGACGCCGGCCGCAGTCCAGGCCATGAACGCGTTGCGCTCCATCGCGGCGAAGAACGAACCGCCGAACCCCATCGCCGGCATGGAACCGGCACACCAGTTCACGACGCGCTGCATCGCGCTAAGCTGCCTCAACGACTTCGCGGTAGGGTTGCAGTTGGTCCAGGTCCGCGGTCGCGGACTTCACCCAGGCGTCGCCCGCGAACTCGAGCCGCGCGAAGCCGAGGTCCGGGTAGACGTCGACGACCCGCCAGGGACGGGGATCCCCGGTGCGAGTTACCAGATCACCGATCTTGATGGACGTGTTCACGCGATGGCCTCCCGCAACTCCGTCAGGGCACGCCGCTGGAGGTTGTATACGCTCTCGCGGCTGGTCCCGTACTCTTGGGCGATGGCTCGGGCCGTCTGGCGCGGGACACCGATGCCGAAGCGGCGTCGCACGATGTCCTCATGGAGCGGCGGCAGGCGATCGAGCGCGGCCTCCACCATTTCCACAGTTTCGGCTCGCGAGCTTTCCAGTTCGGACCAGGGCTGTGATCGATCCACAATCTGCTCTTCATCTTCGTGCTGCTGCACTCGACTGCTAGCCCGCGCGGCACACTGGATGGCCCATTCTCGCGTCGCCTTCCACCTCGGCTTGGTCGTTTCGAGCGGATGATTCTTGATCTCGCCCGGCCTCATATTATGTGGTACTCGCACGAGCTGCCGGCCGTAGAGATAACTGAGCAGCTCCGCCCGGATGTAGTGCCTGGCGATTGCCGAAAACTTCGTGTTCGGATAAGCCTGAGGATCGAATGCGTTCGCGCCACGGACCAGGCCGAGGTTGGCTGCCTGGTACAAATCATCGTCATAGCAGCGACAGCGGCGCGCATAGCCATGGGCGAGCGAACGGGCAAACCGCCGGTTGCGCTCCACCAGCTCGTTGCGCGCGGCCAGGTCGCCCCTTCGAGCGCGGCGGCCCAGGGCGACTTCTTCGTCGGCGGTTAAGAGCATCGCGACTCGCTGGGAAAATGCCGCGCCGGTGGAGAAACGGCGCGGCGTGCACCATCGCACAGAGAGGCGAGGACCGATGGCCCAGTCCCCAATTCATTAGAATACGACACGCCGCACGTTTTAGATTACTATAGATCCGTTTATGCGATCGCTGACGTTGACGGGCCGTGGATTTACGGCGTCGATACGGGTTGCAGCCGCGCAACGGGAAACAGTCCGCAGATGACACAGATGAAAATACAGATAATTCAATTTATCTGCGTTAATCTGTCTTTTTCATCTGCGGACAGATCGTGTTCCATCGTGATCTGCGGACAGTTCCCTGATCAGGCCGCCTGGACGACCACCCAGAGCCCCAGATCCTTCCACCAGGCGGCGTCCTCGGGGTGCGGACCGGGCAGCCAGGCCACCACTTCCACTGGCTCGCCACCCTCGCGCTGATAGCGGAGCCGGGCGAACGGCGCCGCGGGCCGGCAGACGGCCGGCCGCCAGAGGCCGAGCCGGTGTCGCGTGCGCGCCCGAACCCGCGCATCGTGACCGATCGGGATCGAGAGAGTACACATCGCTTTGCTCTCTGGGTCGGCATCGACCCGGTTAGATCTCTTCGCACGGATCCACTTCAGGCGCCCTGCTTCGTGGCGACTCTGTTCGCTTTTGGGCCTGCCGCAGTTCGGCGAGCCGCTCGGCGACCCTCCAGGACCGTTCCCGCTCCTCGTGGAGCTGCTTTCCCAGGACGCAGATGATCACGCCCT